TTCATTAAAAGAATTAACAGACTCGATGATATCATCTACATTAAATTTTTTGTAAAACTTTAGCGTAAGGCTTTCCGTTGATTTGCCATTCAATTTCTCTACTCCTAACTTTACAGTATAAAGAATAATCAATATTATTTAATTTTAGAATTCTATCTTTCTCTTCATCTGATAGCATTGACTTTAATATATTTGTAGTATAACTAACCCCGTCAACCAATGTTGAGGAATCATTGACCAATACAGATATGTCGTGTTCTACAGATACTTCATGATTTACATTAAACCAATTGCTAATCTTATCCATAAACCAATCTAGTCTTTCTGTTGTGTGAACTATATCAAATGAGTCTATCTGTTTTTCTGCGTAGTCTAAAGATGTTTTATCGTTATTAACAAACCAAGTAAATGCCTTACCCTTATCAAATCCAGTAGTTGCGATTAGATCTTTTCCATATTCTTCATAAAATCCTTTTGCATTAAAGGATCTAGAGTCCGCTGAATTACATATAAACCTTGCTTGGTAGTTATTATGCATCAAATAATTTTGATCTTCAAACAAATAAAATTTTAATTTATCAATATAAGAATCTATCGCTAGGTACTCTGGTCTATTTATTAGCTGATCCTTGTATATAAAATTAAAGTAACTAATTCTTGCATCTATAGGGTTTCTGAGTATACATGCAACATCAATTGATGGTATTTTATCTATAGGGTAAGTTCCAAAATGTCCAGATATATAAGATTTATTAGACATATCAAAATCATTTGGATAATGTGTGCTTATATAAAATCTTTTGTCTGTATCTTCTAGAGCTTTTTTTACACATGCCCCAACAAATTTACCAGCTGTTTTAGGTATATGTAAAAAGTATAGCTGTTTCATGTACTACTCTTGTGGTAGGTCTTTTATAACTTCCTCATAGTATTCTGGGGTTGGGTTAGAATACCAATCATTCAATGCTTGGGAAGACATTATTCTTTTTTCAAATACTGGTGCCCCTGCATCGGAATGTAATCTTAAATCAGTCGTATATGTTCCATCTTCATTTGGAGAGTAATGAACTCTTCCAATTTCAATAGTAAAACCATAGTCATAGGCATCTCCATTTATATCTATGCCCTTTGATCCTTCTTTGTTTATCATGCTTCGTCTTCCTTAATTATCATATCGTTTACCGCTCCTTCTGGAACACGGCCTTCTTTTACTGCATTTTCTTGATTTCTACGTGCATTTGATTTAATATCTGCAGTAGTTAGGCTATCTTTAAATCCTTCTGGTAGCTTGGATTCGTCATCCAGACCAGCGTAAGGATCTTCTAGCAATGGGTGCGCTTCTCCAAGCGTCCACTGTCTTTTTAGCTGGAACTGGTGAATTCTTTCTTTAAGAATCATGCGCTCCATTTCTTGTAATTCCGCTTCTGAATACCATGCGTCTGCATAGTCCCAAAAAATAACAATAGTGTATCTTGTTCCGCCAGTTATTTCTGTAACACTATGAATGTTTTCTGGGCCACCTGGGAACGATACAAAGGATCCAGCTTCTGGAACAACATCTAGTCCGTAATCTCTAAACTTTAAAACTCCACCGCTATAGTCTGGCTGTGAATTTAGATATATTCCAGCATATTGCTTGTTGTCACTCCAGCCCATATCATTTCCATCTAGGTCTGAGCTATCTGAGTGATCGTTTGCATAGGCACCAAGCTCCCATTTCTGAGCATGCATACTATTAATCTTCATTGGTCTGCCTGCAGCATCAGATACGTATTGAATCATTTTCTCACGAAGTTTTGCCATATATTCTTCTGTTATTGTTGTGCCATGCTCTTTATCAAAAGGTGAAACAACATGCATACCGTAAGATCCATAGAAGCAGATATATCTCCACTCTTCAGAATTAGCATTAAAGAATTTAATTAGCTCTTCACACTCTTCCTTAGATATAAAGTTGTCGTATTGCCAAATCCCAGTTCCTCCTCCTCCGAGAAGTTTTCCTCCGAGCTGACTAACTACCTGTGTTTCTGACATGATGTCTCCCTTTTCAATATGTATTTACCCAATTATACCATTTCTTGGTTAAGCGGATAGTATTTTTGACAAAGCGTTAATTGTTGCTGCAATTCTGCCTATGTCACGAAGCTGCTCTACTGAGTAGCCCTCTTGCTTTAATGTTTCATAATGTGCTTTTACACAGAAATGGCATTTACCAATAATAGAAGATGCAAGGCTATATGCTTCAAACTTTGCTTTTGTAGTGCCCCCATGGGAAGCGATAGAATTCATTCTAAGCTGTGCTGGTAGCCCAGATAAATTTTGATCATCTGCCATCTCAATATATGGATACCATACGTTATTTTGTGCCATAATGGCACCAGCAGTAAGGGCTGCATTTCTTTCAACATCATCTGTTGCGCTTGCTGTAATGAAGGCAAGAAGCTTACCATTACCAGTTGCAAATGCTGCAGCGATAGAAAGATACATGGCATGCTCTGAATCAATAGTTGATCTATTAATTACTGCATCAAGGTTTAGCTTGATGTCTTTAGCATATTCTGGAAGAGAATCCTTAAGCTGGTCTACCCAAGTCATTATAGAGTTTCTCCACCAATTGTTCTATTGCATGCACATAGCTCTCCTGTTTGAAGTGCATCTAGAATACGTAATGTTTCTTCTGGGTTTCTGCCGACGTCAAGGTTATTTACAGTTACATGCTGGATGATGTTTTCTGGATCTACAATAAATGTAGCACGTAGTGCAACTCCTTGTGGTGTTAAAATACCAAGTTGTTCTGCTAGGCCAGCAGTTGATTCTTCTGTAGCATCATTCCATTGCCAACCACGAATTTGATCTGCAAATGACCATGAATTTGTCTTTGCTAAATCTTCATGTGCATTTCTCCAAGCAATCTTACAAAATTCATTATCTGTTGATCCAGTCATAAGAACTGCATCTCTATCATCAAAGTCTTTTGATAGCTTGTCGTATGCAACAATTTCTGTTGGGCAAACAAAAGTAAAATCTTTAGGGTAAAAAACAATTACTTTCCATTTTCCAGGAAATGATTTTTCTGTTAAGGTTTCAAATGCATCTTCTGCATAATCAAGTCTTGCTGGCTTAACACCAACAACTGAAAATTGATTGAGTTTATCTCCGATTGTTTTCATAATATTCTTTCTTTTGTTTATAGCATACACCATGTATACTACCTATTATACAATAGTTATTTGACCTGGTCAATAGATTGTTTTGCTTTTATTTTAATCCATTGACCGATTTTCCCCCTGTTAACTTTTTCTATTAAGACTGGGGCAAAGCTTTCATTTTTAATTTCTGAGCCTACATACTCTTCGCCCGTTTCTAGGTCTATAACCTTATATTTACCTGGAGCTTTAGTGTGTATAATTAGATCAACCGCCTCATCTAATTCAGAGACGGTTGATCCATTTAGTAATTTTCTAATTTTTATAATCCAAGTCTTCAATAAAATCTACTGCGTCATCTATTGTGCGCTCATGTTCTTTATAACAGCTACCGCACTTAATGCACATTTATTAGATCTTCTTTCTACCTGTCTTCTTGGGTGGCTTAGGTATTAGACTTGTTTCTCTTCTAATGCCGTGCTTATTTGTATCCACCTTCATACCTTGTCTTGGCTGCTTCCTTGTTGCTTCTCTGCTGGTAACAGCGCCAGCAGGTGCACCACCAGTAGGCGGTGTTACCATGCCAGTGCCATCATCTTTTTTAAAATTACTCATTTATAAATTGTCTTGTCTGCTCTGGTGTGGAGCTCATGCTTAATGTTAAGCCTGAATCTCCATCTCTTGAAACATCAAGAATATTTGCCTGCGTTCCACCCATAGTACTTCCTAGAGTTTCACATCCACATTCGTAACACATTAGCCGTTTCTATTTTCCCAAGCCCATGCAGCAAATTCAGGTGTTCCTGGCGCTGGTACTGCTGATTTAGGTGCAACAGGTGCTGCTGGTGCAACAGGTGCTGCTGGTGTTTCTGCTTTAATGTTTTCCATATTACTTACCACCCTGTCCTAGGCCAGCACCATCTTGTGTTGACTTATCTGTAACAGGAAATGCTGAGCCTGTGTTGTCTGAATAGTGTGCATTGATATTGTTTGTTCCTGCTGGTGTGGCAGCTTCGAATCCGCCACCATTAATTCCATTTGTTGTCATTTTACTTCTCCTATAGGTTATTAATTTAAGCGGGACTAGTAATCCGCTTATACAACTATTATAGCATTATTTTGATCAGGCTGACTTATGTGAGGATTCTCTAACATCTGGCAAATTAAATATAATACCAGCCCTAGGCTCCTCACAATAAAGCTCATGCATAGTTTCTTTTGGAAAAAATAGAAGGTCTCCTGGTTCCATATGGAATTCTTCTGAGTACCCATCTTCTGGGTAACTTATTGTCCATATAGTTGTGCCTTGGCATTGTAATGAGAATGCGTCCCATTGATCGCTATGAGCGTGAACTATTCTGGGCCCCACTGAAATTTTAGGGCCAGATATACCCATTTCTATTCCATTTACATTCTCAAAGTCTTTTAAAAAACTAGACATAGTTCTGAAATATTCCATATGTGTGACTTGTGGACTAAAATATACATTATTTGCTATTACAACATTTCCGACACCCTTTTCATCTTGAGAGCTTCCGCCTTTTGTCTCTACTGTTGTTTCTGACTGTATCTCTTTAAATATGCAATTTAAAAATTCTGGCCATGATGGGACGTCTTTCCAGTATCCTTTATGTATATAAGCTATGTGGTTTTCTTTTGCGTTTAATATTTCTTCTCTTATATTAATCATGATTTAAACTCTTTGTGCCAACATTTATCACAAATGTCTATAATTGGTCCTTCTTTTCTTGATGCAATTCTTGTTGCTTTATTACTACATTCTTTAGACCACTGACAAATATCTTCAAACACTACTTAGAGCCCTTTGCTTTCTGACCCCTGTAGCCAGTTTTTTTAATGTTCATTGATCCAGGTTTTTTTTGTCCGCTTGAATATGTTCCAGCCTGCCTTTGAGCAAGAGCTCTTTGCATTTTATCTAAATGTTTACCCATTAATTATTTAACCTTCCTAATATATCTCCTACTAAAATCCCAACTCTTGGGCCTTCAGACCAAACTTCATGAGATGTTTCTTTTGGAAAGAACAAAAGATCTCCTTCGTTTAATTCATATACCTGTGTATCTGAACCAACTATTTTCCAAAATGATTTTCCAACTATTTGTAAATATACAGCGTCCCAAGGATCGCTGTGCTCTTTCACAAATCTATTTGACAATGAAATTCTAAAGCCTTCTGAGTGCCATATAGAGTTACATGTACATGGGCGTATATCCCAATGCTTATAAAATTTACAATCTTCAAATGATTCACCTGACCCAGAGTCTTTATTAATCTTAACAAGAAAATCTTTAAGTTGTGGTATGCCAGCCCACACCTCAGCATTTTGAGGTGCTATCCACAAAGGATCTAGCACTAAAAGATTGCCATGGAATCTTGAGCCCATGTGTCTATCTTCTTTTTGTTTTTCATGTGATTCTTCGTTGTCCATAGAAGATTGTTCGTATACATAGTTTAAAATTTGTTGCCAATCAGTATTTACTTTAAAATAATCTTTTAAGATTACTGAGGTTCTCTCTTCTTTAGCCTTAATAAAACTTTTAAGGATGTCATTCATTACTTAACTTTATTTCCAAACTTGTTCCAAGCTCTTTCGTGTAAGAAAAATCCTAAAGCCTCACATGCTGTATATATGATTGCAAATGTGCCAGCGTATTCCCAGTGGGCTTCGCCAGTAATAGCCATTTCAAAGAAATAAACTAATGTACCAACAAATCCAATATGCACTGCTGGCCAAGTAATTGATTTATATAAACTTCTTTTATTTGATTCCATATGCCTATTCTATCATTTTAACATTAAAGGGGCAAGGGATTCCTTGCCCCTTTAATCGAAGTTATTTACTTCTTTAGTGCAACCTTAGCCTTTGGATTAGCCTTGTTCCACTTTGCAGCCAACTTATTATAGTCAGCCTTTGCCTTTGCTGCTGCAAGGTCATTTGCTGCCTTGACTGATGCTGCAGTTGCATCTGAAAGTGTCTTTGCATCTGCAAGAGCCTTATCTGAAGCAACCTTTGCATCTGCAAGTGTCGCAGCATGTGCTGCGATTGCATCTGCAAGAGCCTTATCTGATGAAGCCTTTAGATCAGCAAGTGCCTTAGCAGATGATACCTTTAGTGCGTCAAACAACTTATTTGTTGCTGCGATTTCTGCCTTGCTTGCTGCAAGTTCTACCTTGAGATCAGCAAGGATCTTTTCTGTAGCAGCGCCTGCTTCTGTAAGAGCCTTAATTGCTGCATCGCTTGCCTTCTTAGCATCTGCTGCTTCAGCAATAGCCTTTGCGATCTGAACATTTGCGCTTGCAAGTGCAGTTGAGAAATCATCTCTTGACTTGTTTGCTGCAGCGACTGCTGCTGCAAGTGCTGACTTGTCTGCAACATGTGATGCATTAGTCGCGTTAGCAACTGCAAGGTCTGACTTAAGTCCTGCAATGATTCCTGAAAGATCAGAAACTGTGAACTTAGCAATGACAGACTTTACTGGAGCAGCAAGGCCAGTTACGGCTGTTACTGATGCAAGGCCCGTTGCAACCACTGTTACATCTCCAGCAACTCCTGCTGCTAGTGCTGCTGTTACAGTTCCAAGAACTGCTCCAGTAGATGTATTTGTTGCTGTAGCTGTAGTTAGTGACTTGGTGACAGTGCCATCAGCAAATGTCGAACCGATCAAGGTTACTGTTGCTGTATCTGAAACTGAGTTTCCGAATACATCGGTTGTTGTTAGAGCAATTGTAGGCACTGTCCCAACTGCTGTTGCAGAAGGAACTGTTAGTGCTAGGTTGTACGCCGCTCCAGCAGTACCAGCGATGTAAACAATTGTTGAGTATGAGCCATTAGTAATGGTCACTGAGCCAACTGCTGTTGTAGTTGTATAAGCATAAACTGTTAATGCCGAGCCAGCAGAAGCAATTGTAAGTGTCGAAACACCTGATGCAATTGTCTTTGGTGCATCTGTTGTGTTAAGTGCTGTTACAAGCTTTACAGTTGATGAAGCAGTAAAGGTTACATTTGTACCTGTATCTGCTGTTGCTGCAAGAGCAATAGTGTTTCCAGAAGTAATGACATTACTTGATGGAACTGCTACTGTTGCTGGTGCTGCTGCTGTAGTTGCGTTAGCTGACCCTGCAACCGTAACGGCAAGAGGTGCTGCCGAAGATGGTGATACGGTAAAGCCAACGATTGCTAGAGCTGCAGCAGTAGCAATTGATACTTTCTTAAATGAGTTCATTTAATTTATTCTCCTTATTTCCTCTGTGTCTTTATGATCACAGAAATTTAGTGTAGTGCATTTACTTTTACATGGAAAGAGCAGGGATCTCCTCCTTCTTCCCATTCTTGCATTTCTTCATCTGTTAAAGGTGGACCATCGTGTGTGTCACAAAATACATCCGACACCCAGCCTCTGTCATAACCATTCTTGAGCCATATTTCAAACTCTAGGTGGTCTGCATCGATATCTTCTATATCCATTTGGAAAGCTCATCAAGCAATACATGCTTTGGCTTAGCCCCAGTAATAGTTTTTACTGGTTTCCCTGACTTAAATAGTACCATATAAGGTATAGAGGTTACAGAGTATTCTGCTGGTTTTATTGGATTCTCATCAACATTTAGCTTTCCCACCCATAATCCACGCTCATTCGATATATCATCTAAGATTGGGGATACTTTTTTGCAGGGTCCACACCATGGAGCCCAAAAGTCGATAAGGACTAAATCATGTGCATCTAGAACCTTGTCAAAACTTTCATCTGTAACGATCAACTTAATCTCCCTTTAATTCATCCGCTGCTGCATTAAACTTATTCATGAATGTTTGGATTACCCAGACTGCAGTTTCTCCTGCATTAGAAGACATGGCTTTTGAAGCCTCCTCTGTTCTATCTTCAATAGCAAGGGCGTTGTACCATTTCTGGTACAACTCCTCGCCAATCTCTTTAATAATTTCTTCTAGTACAGTTAATTTGTTATCCATTTAATCTTGCTAACTGTGCTGTCTTATATGCAGATAGCTTGTCTGCTGCTGCTTTGACCTCT